TGGCTTGAAGAGGACATTCGCCAGGCAGCAAGACGAAGGGGGTTTTAATACGTGGGCTTAATCGATGAAATCAACGCGATATCAGACGTAATCAAAACGGACTTTCCTACGATGAAAGTAAACAAGCAAAACGTGCCAGATAAGCCGACTAAAGGCGAAATCTGCGTTAGCGTTCAGCGGAATAACTCCGGCGTAGATACGTCCGCGAGCTACGTATTGAATCGCGAATATCAAATAGTTTATTTCGGACTCAGCAACGTTGATTTACTAACGAAAATTGACGCGCTAACGGACCGATTCAACAACATTATAAAAATACCAGTTCAAGGGGCCCGACATTTAACCGTCGAGTCTCTTTCTTTTTCTCAACCGTTTAAGACGGCGGATAATCTTGACGCAGTTATCGGCATTTTAGTCGGAACGACACGTAAAAGTGCGATTCCGGAGAGTAACGCTCAAATTATACAGCACGTCGAGTTTAAAACAACAGCAGATTACGCGCAATGGGGGCGGATAGACGGCTCGTTAACACCGGACGATACCTCGGACGACATGACGATGAGTGAAGTCGAATCCTTCAGAATGCGCGATCTAGAAAACGGCAAGTTCCTATAAAACGATAAGGAGTGATTAGATGGCAGCTCAGTGGGATCCAACGAATTTACCGATTCGCCCAGGTTTGTATGTCAATTTCAAAGACGCAGCAATCGCTCAGATTAATGGCGGTGATCGCGGAATCGTAGCAATGCCTTTATTCACATATACAGGCGGAACAGCTACAGCGAAAGAATTCTACACAATCGAAAACGAGGCAGAAGCGATTGAGTTATTCGGTTCTGCTAACGTACAGCCGATTAAGTTTGCGTTACAAGCAGGCGCAGCAGAAGTACTTGCTTATACGATGCCAGCGACACCAGCGGATACAGATTTCGCAGCAATGAGAGACGCGTTTGAAGCTCGACCGTTCAACGTTTTTGTATATCCGAAAGGTGCAACGGATGCGCAGGAGGACAGCACACTCACTTGGTGTAAAGCGAATGCAGACGAAGGTAAGCACTTTATGGTCGTGTTTGGTAGCGATGCAACTACGGACCAAGATCCGACATTAGGAAACGCTCGTTCAGCACGATTAGAAGACGACTATTCCGTAAACCTCATCGTAGGCGGAAACGTTTCCGGAATTAATTATCCTTCGAGAGAATACGCGCCTTATGTTGCGGGTCTTATTGCGGGCAAACAAATCAACGAATCTATTACGTATGCAGCTCTTCCTGTTGACGACGTTACTAAGCGTTTACGTAATAGCGAAATCAAGACGGCACTTCAAGCGGGTTCACTAGTATTCTCGCATGACGGCGAAAAAGTAAAAATCGAACAAGGTCTAACGACTAGCGGTAAGAAAATTCGTTCAATCCGTGCTCGCCAAGCCATCTCGACTGACTTAGCGAAAGCGGCGCGCGATAACTATATTGGTCAGATTTCGAATAACGAAGCCGGTCAAGTTTCGTTAATTGCGGCTATCTCAGCGTATTTAGAGACGCTCGAAGACGAAGACGTACTTATCTTACCAAACGAAGATGAAGGTCCGGCAGTTCAGCTAGATCCTTCGAAAGAATCCGTCGGTGACGCAGTGTTCTTACTGATTAGCTATACGGAAGTCGATTCGATGGAACGCATCTTCATTAACATTCAACTTTAAAAGGAGGCGGCCTAATTGACGTTAGATCCAACGAAAACTATCAACGGCTCATTCTGCAAAGTTTACTATAACGGTAAATGGATGACGAATGCTAAAGGCGTTGAACTACAAGCGGAAATTAACTACGAAGACATTCTTCGATCCGGTACTCGCGGTGTTGGTAAGAAAGCGACAACGATTGAGTATACTGGAACACTTACGAATTATAAAGTTACGCACGAACTAATTAAAGCAATCGCGCAAGTTACAGACGACACTAAAGGAGCCTTTGTTACGGAGCTACTATTCGGAATTAACGATCCGGAGAGTCCCGAATCAAAGGCTTATATTCGTGTGAAAGGCGTTCAATTCAATACGATTCCGATTTTGAACTACGAAGTTGGCTCAATCGTTGAGGAAGAACTTCCGTTCACATTTACTCGATTCATGTACGTATAAAAATGGCGGGCTTCGGCTCGTCTTTAAATTTGAAAGCAACCGAAAGGATGATTATAGATGGCTACGAAAAAATCAAACGCATTAGAGGCGTTATTGAGCGCTGATCCGAACGTACAGGAAAACGTACCTATCAAACGTTTAGGAGTAGATTTTGTAATTTCTGCAGTCGACCAAGATACGTTCGAAGCTGCGCAAGAAGAAGCGACATATGCAGGCGAAGTTAATCAAAAAGAACTAAACAACTTACTTATCGCTAAAAGCTGCATCGAGCCAGACTTCAACAACGAAGCCCTACTTAAAAAATACGGAGCAGCTGAAGCGAGCGACTGCGTTAATAAAGCGTTGAAATTCGGTGAGATCGCTACATTAGCGCAAAAGATTCTTGAACTTAGCGGATTCGATACAACGTTAGATCAAGCAAAAAAATAATTAGGGACAGTGACGAAGCGTGGACGATTCACGTAATCTCTCAACATTATAACATTCCGATGCATGAGGTTTATACGTGGACTAAGAAACAGAGATTAATGAGCTTCGCATCGATTGCTGTCCGTAACGAAGACGAAAAGAAAGAAGCGGAGAGGAGGTCGAAATAATTGGCGTATGATTTAACCGCCGTATTAACGCTTAGAGATAATTATACAAGTCGAATGCGTACTATTATCGCGCAGACTAGGCAGATGCAACGTACTTCAAATATCTTAGCAACAGGAGTTGTCGGATTAGGTTCAGCGATGTCAGCGACGTCAGCCGTCGGCATAGCAGCGGTTGGAGCATTAGGAGCAAGTTTCGCTGCGGCTGGTGCAGGCGCTTTAGCTTATGGCGTTGTTGCTACGTCCGCATTGACGAAGGTGTTTGATGCTGCAGAAGAAGTAGAGAAGATACAAGAAAAAATCGATAAAGCGGACACCGTCAAAGAACGCGTAAAGGCCCAAAAAGAGTTAGCAGCGTTGTATAAAGGTATGAGCATGGAGCAACGCGGAGCTTTAACGGATTTACAAGAGTTTAAAAGCTTTTGGGGCGGATTTGTTAAACAGTTTGAAAAGCCGGTATTCAAAGCATTTTCCGAAGGATTAAACGCCACACAAACGGTTTTAACTAAATTACAACCGACTATTTCAAGTGTAGCTGACGCAGTAGTTAGGCTAATGCAAAACTTTAACCAATCCCTAGAAGGATCCGCAGCAACAAAGTTCTTCGAGTGGTTAGAAACAAACGCAGCTAGAAGTTTAACGAATTTCGCGCAAGTTGCCACAAATACTTTTTCTGGTGTTATAAGTCTATTACAAGCTTTCCAGCCGTTAGGACTAAGCATAGAAACGAGTTTAGTTAGCCTTACACAAAGGTTCAACGAATGGGCGGCGAGTTTAAGTGGAACACAAGGATTTAAGGATTTCGTCGCATACGTTCAAACCAACGGCCCTAAGTTGTGGGATATATTAAAAAACGTGGGGAACACAATCGTAAACGTAGCGGCGGCACTAGCACCGTTCGGAAGTATTGTATTAACGGTAGCTGATAACGTTTCTAGTTTCTTAGAGAAGATTACATCGTCCAAAGAAGCATTAATCGGTATAGCAGCCGCAATAGTAACGTTTAGGGCAGGACTAGCAACGCTGACGATTATCCAAACGATTAATACGCTTTTAGCAGCATATCGCGCAGGTACATTACTCGCAACCGCGGCACAACTTGGTTTTAACGTAGCATTACTCGCCAACCCTATCGGTTTAGTTATCGCAGCAATCGCGGCACTAGTCGGAATCGGCGTAGTTTTAGTTCGCAATTGGGACACCGTAAAAGCAAAAGCGCAGCAGTTGTGGTCTAAATTCGGAAGTCTCATTACGAAAATACTCGCATTCTCCGGCCCTATTGGAGCGCTTATCGCAGGTGGTATTAAGCTTTGCCAAAACTGGGATACGATTAAGGCGAAAGCAGGCGCAGTATTCGGAGCAGTCGGCGATTGGATTGACGGAGTAAAATCGAAATTCAACGGATTCGTCAGCGCAGTAAAAAGCTTCAAGATGCCGAGTTTTAAAATGCCGAGTATTGGTAGCGTAAAAGCCGGCATGGGTCCGTCGAAATCGAAGAAAAACAAGTCGTCTTACCACGGTGAATCCTACGTACCACGTAACGGCATGATGTACCGACTTCACCAGGGCGAGAGAGTTCTGACGAAGAAGGAAAACCGCCAATTCTCGAAAGGTACTGGCGGAGGCGTAACGATCAACTTAAACGGAACNACTATTCGCGAAGANGCAGACGTTGANAANATAGCGGCAGCACTNGCACGAAAAATCTACTTAGCAGGGGAGGCAGGCGCATAATGGCGATTGAGTTTTGGTTAACGAACGAACGCAATACCGAACGTGTGCGGCTGCCCGTCAATCCGGACACACTCAACGTAACTTCTCCGTTTGGCTTCAACGACGTAACGGTCGCCAATTTAGGCGAAGTATCAATCTTCGGCGATCGCGGACTAAAAGAGTTCTCATTCGGAACATTCTTCCCGGCTCGCTACAACGAAGCTTATTGCGAGTATCGCGGATTCAAAGCGCCTTATACCTACGTAGCAATTATCGAAAAGTGGCGCGACAGTAAACTACCGATTCGTTTCATCGTTACAGGTTCGAAGATTAATTATCTCGTAACAGTACGAGAGTTTTCATACGAAGTTGAGCGCGCAGGTAATCGCGGCGATATTTACTTTTCGCTTACGTTGAAGCAGTTTAAATGGCTGCCGGTTCGCTACGAAACTACGAAGACCACTCGACCTCCAAGCACGAAAGTTAAAACGCGTACCTACACAACGAAGCAAAACGATATTCTTCTACACATCGCAAAACGCCTTTACGGCGACGAGAAGATGTGGGTTAAAATCTACGAAGCTAATAAAGATAAGGTTAAGAAACACGCATATCTCGTAATACGTCCAGGAGTAAAGTTGGTGATTCCGTAATGGCTACGAAAAAAGTTACCGTTAACAGTGGTTACGATACTAGCCGCACACATCTAAGCGTTATTTACTACGAAGGAAACAAAGCGGTATTCGTTAACGACTTGAACATGGGTGTTACGATTTCGGGAGATTTAGCGCAAGCCAGCCGTAAGTGCGAAGTTACGATTAACAATACAATCGACGGACGGAAGCGAGCGGTTGCGTTTAAGTTAGGGCGAAAGATTCGTATACTCGCAGGTAAGACGGAGCTATTCCAGGGGATCATTTTCGGTTACGACATCGATGATAAAGGCCAAGAATCTATTACAGCCTACGACGCGAATCACTATTTAACAAAAGTTTCCGATAGTTATAGATTCGATAATAAAAAGGCGTCTGAAATCGTTTCGTACTTGTGTAAGCGATTCGGGATTAAAACTGGCAAAATCTCCGACACAGGCTACGTTATTCCGAAGCTAATCCTTCGCGATAAAACGCTGTGGGACGTAATTGTTATCGCATTAACTGAAACACGTAAAAAGAACAATCGCCAGTTTTCGCTTCAATCTAAAGGCGGCGTACTTCACTTGGTCGAGCGCAAGGAGCAATTAACGCGCATGTACATCGAAGACGGAGCGAATCTAATCAGCGCCACATACAGTACGAATATGGACGACGTTAAAACGCAGGTTAGTTTAACGGGCGGTGACGAGGAAGCACCGGTCAAAGCGTTCGCAGTCGATCAAAACGCAAAGAACGTATACGGAACGATGCAACACTACGAACACGTCAGCGAAGTAAAAGATGCGAATAAACTTCAGGCGTTGGCGAAAAGTATGTTGCCGAAAATCAATAAGCCAGAGCAGGAATTTTCCATAGAAGCGCTCGGAATCGAAGGTGTCATAAGCGGAACATCAATCTTAGTCCGCGAAACGATGACGCAGATTTCCGGCGCTTTTTACGTTATCACTGATACACATAATATCGGACCTGACGGGTATCACACGATGTCTCTTACGTTATCACGCACGTTTGACATTGCGGAAGAAGACTACGAGCCTCCGGAAGAGAAGTCGGATGACGGTAGTTCTAGCGACGGAAGTTCAAGCGGTTCAACTACGACAACTACAACGATTAAAGGCGGTCGGGCGAAAGTTCCGCAGACTGTTCGTAAATGGGAGCCAATGGTACGTAAATATGCGCGAGCTAACGGAATTGAGGCTTATACGGAGCTTTTATTGGCGTTTATGATGCAAGAAAGTGGCGGACGACTTCCGGATCTAATGCAATCGAGTGAATCAGCAGGGTTAGGACGAAACGTACTGCGTTATGAAGCGTCAATTAAACAAGGCGTTAAGTACTTCGCGCAAGTTCTGAAGAAGGCTGGCGAAGTCAAATTGGCGTTGCAGTCGTACAACTTCGGTCAAGGATTTATCGCATACGCAAAAGCACGAGGCGGCTACAACATGACTAACGTTAAAGCGTTCTCGGCAGCAATGGCGAAGAAGCATGGATGGCGACGTTACGGCGACGTCAACTATGTTCCGCACGTACTTCGTTACTACGAAGGCTCGACTACAACGGTCACAACTACGACAAGTTCTAGCGGCACAGTTAAGAACAGCACCGGATTCATAAGACCGTGCGAGGGCGTCGTGACCAGCGAAATGAAGCAACGTTGGGGCAGAGCGCACGAAGGACTTGATATCGCGAAAGCCGGTACCGTTCCAATCAAGGCGGCTGCAAGTGGAACAGTTTCGAAATCGTATGTATCTGCAAGTTATGGCGAGGTTATCTTTATCGTTCATAACATCAATGGTAAGACATACGAAACGGTTTACGGCCATATGCGTAAGGGCTCACGTCGATTCAAGGTCGGCGACAAAGTAAATCAAGGAACGCAAATCGGACTAATGGGTAGTACCGGAAGATCAACCGGTCAACATCTACACTTCGAAATTCATAACGGACGTTGGAAGAATCCGGTCAATCCACGTAACTTCATTAAATTCTAAGGAGGCGGTCGCATGACAAAACCGCAGGGAAACGGTTATTCACAGTTCGTCCAGTTAATGCGAAAACACGGGCATAACAAAGACATCGATATCGAACTCGGCACGGTAAGAGCAGCACCGCCTGAAGTTGCGATACGGTTAGACGGATTCGACTTCGACTTATACAAAGGCGAGCTAATTTTCGCAGGTAAAGTCGTAGAAACTCCGTTGCAGGAAGGCGATCGTGTTATCGTCGCAAGTAACGAAGCGCAGACGACTTACTTCGTATTAGATAAGGCGGTGAAATATTAATGCCACTCGTACCGGATTTTAGCGAAGAGGAATTGGCGGAACTGCTCGCCGAAACCGCAGACGATGCCGTTCAGCCGTCCAAGACGTACAGACTCGATTTTGGAAACGGACGAATAGGTGGAATTGTCGATGAAAAAGAAGCGCTACAGCAAGCCGTTCACAAGGCGTTAATTACAGCCCGTGAGCGGTTTTTAATTTATACGGACGAATACGGATGTGAAATCGAAGACCTCATCGGAGCCAGCGTAACGAAGTCGTTTGTTGAAACGGAAATACCACGCGTTATCGAGGAAGCGTTAATCTACGACGATCGTATCGAAAGCGTGAACGATTTAACCGTTACAGCTGCAGGCGACGCAGTAATCATTTCGTTTTCTATCACGGATAGTAACGGCGAAGAAATCACATTCGACGAATTGGAGGTGACGTAATGACTATATTTGACGGCGAAACATTTGACGCCATACTCGAACGAATGCTAGCGCGGATCCCTTCCGACTTTGATAAACGGGAAGGCTCAGTTATCTACGATATGCTAGCGCCTGCTGCACTTGAATTAGCGCAGACATATGCGGAAATGGATAATGTTCTCGACCTCGGATTTGCAGACGGAGCTTATGGTGAATTCCTCGACCGTAAAGTAGCCGAGCAAGGAATGGCGCGTAAAGAAGCGGTCAAGTCGTCCGGCACGCTTACGTTTTACGGACTTGAAGGAACAGACATTCCGGCAGACACTCGCGTAAGTACAGTCGACGGTATTTATTTCGTAACTACCGAAACAGTGACGATTACAAACGGCGTAGCAAAGGCGGCGGCTGAAGCGGAAGTCGGAGGCGTTGACGGAAACGTTGGCGTAGGTGAAATCACGGACCTCGACGACAGCGACATCGACGGCCTTACTAGCGTAAATAACGATGCGGAGTTTACGGGCGGTTTTGACGAGGAATCAGACGAACTACTTTATACGCGATATCAAGAGCACGTAAGCAGACCGATTACTAGCGGAAACAAGTATCAATACGAATCCTGGGCGAAGGAAGTTAACGGAATCTATGACGCTAAATGTTATCCGTTATGGAATGGTCCAGGTACCGTTAAAGTCGTACTAGTTAACGAAGATAAGCGGAGTCCTTCACAATCCGTCATCACAGCAGCGGAAACATATATCGAAAGCGTTCGTCCAATTGGCGCAGACGTTACGGTTGTTGGTGTTGCAGAGATTCCGATTGATGTAACCGCAAAATTAACGTTAGTTGACGGCGCTTCTATCGACGATGTGACCGGATTGATTATCTCGAATATTGACACGTATTTAAAAACCGTAGCATTCGAACAGACAACCGTACGTTACTCGCAAATCGGAAACGCAATCCTTGACGCTGAAGGCGTTGTCGATTACGCAGATTTAAAAGTTAACGGATCGGTCGGAAATATTATCACAGCTAGCGACGAGGTGCCGTTTGTAGGCGCGGTTGTCGTAACGCAAAACTAAGGAGGAATTTCGATGACAGCAATGAGCGATTATTTAGAAAACGCGTTAATTAACGCAACATTACGCGGGCAAGCATATACAGCACCAACAACGGTATACATGGCGCTATTTACTAGTGATCCTACAGACGCAGGAACAGGAACGGAAGTATCTGGCGGAGCATACGCACGTCAAGCTATCGCATTTTCAGCGCCGACTAACGGAAGTACTACAAACTCAGCCGACGTACTATTTCCGGTCGCAACTGCTGGATGGGGAACGGTAAGTTACTTCGCTATCTATGACGCAGCAACTTCGGGCAATATGCTCTATCAAGGCGTANTNACNACAGCGAAAGCTATCTCGTCTACNGACCAATTAAAAGTAGCAGCCGGCGATATTACAATTACGTTAGCGTAAGGCGGTGTATTAAATGGCGATTATAACGCTTGGCACAAATACGCTACAAGCGAGAGCAACCGTACAAGGAAAAGTACGGTCTATTTATCGTTCCACAAGTAGTATATCCGGAAAAGCAACGGTCCAGGCGAAAGTAATCCGGCGATTAAAAACAGGCGCTACTCCTTCAGGGGCAGCGTCTACAGTCGCTAAAGCTCGCGCGGTTAGATACGTCAAAGCTAGCGTGCTTGCTAACGCTACGATTTCGACGAAGCAGTTCGCGCTACGTAAATACGTAAAGGCTAACGTCAAGGCTACAGCGCAGGCGACCGGTAAGTTTACCGTATTTAAAACAGTCAGCGCCAACATTAACGCAAGCGCAACCGTAACAGCTTACCGTACGGACCGCGACAACCTCTACGCGATGAAAGATTACTTACCGAAGTATTACAACGACATTCAAGAGGCTATGCGGATTATACAGACGGAAGCGAACGAAATCACAAAGATACGCGCTGAACTATCGAGAGTATACGATCAGTTCTTCGTTAACAGCAGCGATGTTACGCTCGACCGTTGGGAGAAAATCCTCGATATAGAGTACACGCCGAACCGTAGTCCAGATTCACGTCGACACTACATTAACGCAAAGCTTAGGGGCGCAGGAACAACAACGAAAGAAATGTTATCCTCCGTCGTTAACTCGTTCTATGGTTCGGCAGTAACCGAAAGAAATGCTGACAACGAAATTCACATCAAAATTACGGGCAAGCGAGGCGTACCGAAGAACATTCCGGACATCCAAGACGCAGTAAACGATATTGTTCCGGCGCACATCTTACCGACTTACGGCTTCTCATTCGTACCGTGGACAGAGGTCGAAGCGTCAGACATGCGATTTGAAGATGCGAATGCTTATACGTGGGAAACGTTGCAGAAGTCTTACCCGCAGGCTCCGATTACTTGGTCGGCGATAGAAGATACGACGCAGGCGGACACGGATGTTATGCAATTTAGCGAAGTAGATACGAGATTAGAATTTGATTAAGGAGGCGGTGATATGGCGACATACAAAACACCGTATTTAGACTTGAATACATGGGCGCCGACTGACAACGTTGACCGCGAAGAGTTTAACGCCAACTTCAACCTAATAGACGGCAGATTGCTCGATACTATTACGAAGCTTGGTTCGGTGATGCGTCGCGTAGTTAATACGGTTGCTGAATTAAAAACGACCGACTTTAAAGCGGGCGACTATGCTAAAACGTTAGGATTCTACGCAGCGGGTGGCGGTGGGGAAGCCGAATACATTATCAAAAGTGACACACAAACAGCAACGAACGGAATGTCGGTTATTCAATTAGACAACGGACTAAAAGCGTTCTTACAATACAATCGACGAATTGACGTCTTACAATTAGGCGCAAAGTCAGACCGAGGCGCAGACGCAAGTCCGGCGATTCAACATGCGCTAGATTTACTCGCAAACAAAGGCGGACGCGTTATCGTGCCAGACGGCGATTACAACTTAAACACTGCGCTTGTTATCGGATCATATACGTACTTACTAATGGGGAAAAACGCCCGCATCTATCGTACAGGCGCAACCGAGTCGTTTATTAACAACGGTAAGACAGGCGACAACTACGCAAGTTATGGCGGACCTCACCACATCGTTATTAAAGGCGGAATCTTGGACGGAAATGTTCTTAGTCAGTCGGTTGGGCTATACGGATTCGGCGGAATCAACATTGCGCATAGCCACGACGTTATTATCGACGGTGTTGTTATTAAAGATATCGCTTATTCGCATCCAATCGAAATCAACTCGACTAAAGGCGTTCTTATAGAAAACTGCGAATTCCTCGGCTATCTAGACCCAACTGGCGGAAGCAGAAACTTCGCGGAGGCTATTCAGTTAGATTCGGCAACGCAAGCGGGATTTCCTGGATGGGGCGCATGGGACGGAACGGCTACGAAAGACGTAACGATTCGCGGCTGTAAATTCGGTGCAAGCGGTACAGCAGGAACGAGCCCTATTTTCGTAGGCATCGGCGGCCACTCCGCGGTTCACGACATTTATATTCAAGACGTTCTAATCGAGGATTGCTACTTCGAAGGTCAAACGTATGCAGGCATTCGTTCTTTCAAGTGGAAAAACGTAACGGTTCGCAATAATAGATTCGTAAGTTGTGCTTCGCCTATTTTATTCGAAATTCCTACGCCAAACTCAGGTAATACGAAGGATTTAGCGGGCGTACAGAAAACGTCAACACAACCGTCGTCAGGTATTAAGATTCTCGACAATGTGATTACGCAAGTAACAAGCGGAGACGGAATACGAATCGCCGGTCAAGGGACGGACGTTCTTTACCCTACGACTTACATTTCCGACGTTGTTATTCGCGGCAATACTGTCGTAGAAG